CCAGGGTCGGTGCTTGTGGGGCAGTCTGCGGCTTGGCGGTGCCCTCTCTGTGGCCTTATATGTTATTTTTAAATAGAGTGCAAGAGATTGCTCGATGAACGTGCTTATTTCAATGATGTAGCTTTTTTACTAAGTAGCTACAGAAACTTGTGGTGCAGCGTCACTTATTTTACTAACTTTAAGCTCTTCTTGTGCTTCAGCTAGTTTTATATGATTAATGATCTCTCTGATCTTATGATCAATATTAACCATATCAAGAGTATATCTACCCTCGTTAAGATGTTCCTGTTCCCAGTTCAACTCCAAGGACCGTTTTTGTTTGTACAGGTCTTGTAAGTGTTCCATCTTTGACCTCCTCAAAAGTCAACCATTTTTTAGTCAAACTATAAAAATTTGACTTCTCCCAAGTTATATCATTTTTTCCCAGTTTGTCAACTATAGCTTTTTCTAAAGACTCAGCCTCATCTAGTGACCGAACATTGAATTCAGTTATATATCCGTGGGCTCTGATTTTAATTAAGAATTTTGTCATAGTTTCTATCTTTCATAAGAAATGAGGCGGTTTTAAGGCCGCCTCATTAAATTATTTATGCTTATGCACCTGCAACGCCGTAGATACCTCTATAGTCAGATACGCCAAAAACGTATCTTTCTCTAGCTTTGTATCTTACATTGCCAGTATCAAAGTCCCCTTCCATTGAAGTCGCCAATGGTGTTCTTTGGAACATTTTCATACCGTTAGGTACATCAGTAATGATGTACCAACTATCAGCATCAGTTAAAAAGTTATTAACTCTGTAACCTTGTGGGATCATTCCCATACTGTTGATAGCATTGATGTCATTATCAGCTGTCTGAGTTCTACCTTGAGATTTCATCAATCTTTCAGCGTTGAACTGGTTCGCAGCAGGAATAATCATTTTAGTTCCTTTAGCTGCAATTCTTAAACCTCTCTCATCAGTAAAAGCACTAATATCAATTAATGCTTGTTCTAATGAAGTTTCGTTTAAGTCAGCTGCCGTAGCCAAAGTATTCGACACATTCGTACCACTGATTGTAGTATGAGCTGTGCTAAATAAGGCTACTCCGTCACCAGATAGATACGTGGCTACCAATGGTAGTCCGTTATTTAATGGTAACGCGCCTTTTACTTCCTTAGCGTTTGACATAGATCTTGCAAGAGCTTTTGTGTATCTAGAAGCAAGTCTATCGTAGAGATTATCTTCGATAGCTTCTTCAGTGATAGCGAAAGCTAATGCGATCGTTTCATTTGTGTAACGTGCAGTGTAAGTTTCTTGAGCTTCATCAAATGCAACCCCTTGACCTTCACCTTTTAATTGCGCGTTAGCAAAACCAGATAACATTACTTCCTCTTCGAAAGCTCTGTCAGATGATTCTGATGTATAAATTTCAGCGTGCTGATTTTCATACCTTTTGTATTCCAGGCCGAATAGTGCATTCAACCCAGGCTCTAGTTCTTTGACTAGTTGTGCTCGTGATATTGCCATAGTTTTATACTCCTATATTCCTGTTGCCAACGATCCAACTGTGTACTGAGATAAGTTAGTCTTAACTATCACAGAACAATATGCTGCTGTTTCGTCTTGGTTTTCTGGATCTTCTGCTACTCTCACTAATCTTAATTGTAGTGCAGTAAGCGCAAAAGTAGAGACACCTAACATGATGCTAGATGAACCTGAACCTCCAGTTGTGGAAGCAGTCGTAGCAAACGTTTGACCGACCTTAGTCTGTCTTAGTGCTACTGTACCGCCTAATGTTGCATCTGTTGCCATAACGTATTCCTGGAAAGGATCGTCATTAACAAATGCAGTTATTGTTTCACTACTACCCGGTGTTACCTGTGTATAATGATTCTGAAACGTTGGTTTGAGAGTTGTTGGTGCAGTATAAAATACTCCATTTAAAACTCCTACCATCGCTGTGCCTGCAACAGCGGTTACAATGTAACCACCTACTGTTGTGCTCAGATTTATTTTTACAGGATCCCCTTGGTACATAGATGTCGCATATCCTGCCGCGATTTCGTATTTAGACTGTCCTTGAATAGAAGGTGTATTACCTACTCTCATTGACGGAATCATACCAAAGCCGGCTGCGTTTCTGTTTGCCATAGTTGTTCTCCTTGTGCTCACGACATAGTCGTGAACTCTTGTTATTATTTAATCGATGATAGGGTTTAACCCGAGAAATAAAATTTTCTACTTCTTTGTACCACCGAAGGTTACACGAGATTGTCGATCAATATTGATCGGCATACTCTTATGTTGCTCCCTAAGTAAGTCGTTGTCTATAGCTTCGTCCTGACCTTCAGTAAGTTTTTTCTGATAATCAGCTCGTTGCTGCGCGAGTTCTTCGGGTATCCTTGCCAACAAAAGGCCGCCTACTCCAATGACCCCAGCGTATTTACCTTCAGCCACTACCGGATAATTATGATTGTCATACTCATCAGCTCTCACTAATTCGTACCCCTCTCTTATTCGACCGTAAATATTTTTACTGTCGGTGAATCCCATAGATTCAGCTCTTATCCATCTGTGTCTAAAGCCATCTGGCGCTTTTGGTGCATCTAAAGATGACGGTGGCTTATACGTTTTTGGTCTTTCAGTTTTTGACCTAGTAACAGCCGCACGAGAAGTCTTATTGTCTTGTTCATTTTCCATATGCTTATATCTCCTTCGTGAGTTTTAATTGTTTTGCATACTCTTCGAGTGGCACTCCTAATTTTTTAGCTATTGCTACCTGAGAGGAAGTGAGTCTCACAGTTTTGCGTCCTGGTTTAACACTTCTTTGCACTGAAGCGACCGACTGAACGGCTCTGGGCGAACTTGTAGTATTACCAAATTTATGGGGAAAGTCAACACGTATTCTTTTATTAACTTCAACATAATATTCTTCAGTCTTAGGATCATACCCTTCGTTTTCTACTAAATCCTTGTGGATTTCAAAAGCAGTGAAAGTCATGGCTCTATCTTGACCAAACCATTTATTTTCAGCTGCCCAAGTTTCCGCTTTAGGATCAGAAACGTTAGGTAATTCTCTAGGTGTCTGTTGAGGTAAGTAACCACCATCCGAAAGTTGAGTAGTCTCACGCTGCTCAACCGATGCTTGTTTACGTTGTTCCAACTTAGCATTTTCAAAAGCAAGAGAAGCAATTCTTTTATTAGCTTCTACTGTTCCTGCTGCATCACCAGATTCGATCGAAGCTGCAAGTTCTCTTTGCGCCGATTCCATTCCAGTTTTGATATTGGACTCAAATTTTTTAGTATAATCTGTATTTAATTTATTATAGTGAACATGTTCCGATTTTCTTGTTTTTTCTAAAGATAGGGCATATTCAGTAGCAGCTTTCTCTCTACGTTCTGCTTCTCTCATTTTTCTTGTAAGTTTAGCAATACGAGATTGAACTCCTTTACTATAGTCCTCTAACTTTTCATCTTCTTTTGCTATTTCATCTGTTGCTTCTCTTACTTCTTCTTTTACTTCTTCTTTTACTTCTTCTTTTATTTCTTC